AAAGACTCCATCCTTATCCTTATAATGAAAACCTAGACGAAAAGGTATGGGGTTTGTATATGCTGCCAAATCAACTGCTGCTGATGCTGATGATACTGCTGTTACTTCAGGCTTTCTGGTAAGATCTGCCAATGGTAGGTCTTCTGATTTCATTATGCCAGTAAAATGTAGTCCATTTATTGTTCCAGAACCATCTTTGTTTAAAATAATATCTTTATCGAACTTACGGTTACTCATTTGTTTTCCTGAAAAATCTTCTGTTAATAATAAATTTAGATGTTGAGTCATTTCAGTATCTACAGGACGTTCATCACTATAATAAAAATTATAACTACCTCCAACTTGTTTAATATTATTGAAAGAACTAAAACGATGTATAGAAGATAAATCAACTAAATTGTTCATTTAATAGTATTATAATATTGAATCAGATATTTGTTTTTTATTTGATCACACAAGTATTTTATTATGGATCTGTTATATGAGCCATTATATTGTGGAGCATTTGATGATGTTAATTATTATGTTTATATAATAATTAAGATTGTAACGCTCTAACCATTATATGGATCAAAACTTGTGTTTTTTAATGGATTGATTATATTAATAACAATGATGGAACCATGTGTTAGGACTATATCCACCAAATATACTTTCTCTATTTATTTCTATCATTTTGTTGCTTATCGAGTCAAAAAATAGTTCTATAAAATTTTTTATTATATTTACCGTTTTTCCTACATCATCCACAACCATATGGCTGTGACGAAGTGGATAATCATTAATTTTATTAGTTAAAAATCTAAAAATATCATCGAAAGGTATATCTTGGGTAAAATCTGAGTTTTTGCATTTGATCAGAGGTAATCCAGTTCCCATTTTATTAAGCATTAAATGATATACACCAAGGTCTTCGATATCCTCACGAGAAATGCCTGAAATACGATTTGTATAATGTATTGAACCTTTTGGATATAGTTGGTTTGATAAAAATAATGATAAGTGTCCCAAATCATGATTTGTTTTGGTTTCATCTTTACAAAATATAGACATAATTATTTTACTTGATAAATCATCTATTTCCACTTTAACTTTAAAATCACAATCAGTATATGATACTTCTAAATTATTTAATACATAAGTTAGAATATTAATCATATAATTTTTAAAAACACTAATTACATCATTCGTTTCATATGTCATATCTGTATAAAATTTCCTATTTATTTTTGCATCTGTTAATTCAGGTATAGGATCTCTATTTTTATATATTGATAATCTTCGTTCATTTTGAGAAGAATATCTATCAATTGGATTTTCCATTGATTTATGTAATCTTGCCGCTCTAAATTCTGCCTCTAATTGTTGTGCATCAACTTGTGCTTCAACATGTGCGAATGAATTAGATTCTTCTGTTTTACTCTCACTAGGTGCATGTTCGACAGTGGCTGTTTCTAAACTAGGTACATGTTCGACACCAGATGTAGTTGTTACTAAACTCTCATCAGGCATATGTTCGACAGCAGATGTAGTTGTTACTAAACTCTCATCAGGTATAAGTTCGACAGCAGCTGCAGCTGCTGCAGCTGGAGACGAACTCTCAACTGATGCATCTTGTCTGATTTTTTTTAGTGGACTTAAATCAAATTTTTCTAAAAAATAATCTGTTATACTGGGACAATACATTGAATGTTTATCTATTGCAAAAGATGAAGAGCATCCTCTTATAATCAGAACCATATTTCTTGTAACAGTATTAAGTGCGTATATACCTTCTATTGAACTTAAAATTAAATAATTTTTTGAATATAATTCCATGTGATTAATATCTAGCCTCATTTCTAATTCTAATTGATCAAATTTTTTTTTTTTAACGACATCATATAAGTGGATACAATTATTAGGTTGTTCAGTATATAATGCTATACATAATGCGGGTGTATCTTGATGGTGTTTTGTCAAAAATTCACCAACCACTATTAATCTACAAGTCCTATTACTATTATCGTAAAAGTCAAATTCTGGATCTTGTTTATCAATCCTATATGTAAAATGTAGTTGTATTTGTTTTTTGTTTGTATAAACATTAATTTCACGATAACTCATTAATACTATGAAGTCTCCGAATGGACTCACTTTAATTTTTGTAACTGGGTCAACTTTTTTTATCGATGTTGAAGAATATATTATTTCATCTCTAATTCCACGGATTGAAACACGGACTAACTCTCGATATGTAATGCCAGTAATCATTGATTTTCCATCTAGAAAAGCAATCGCACAACGAAACATATTTTGTGGTAATGATTTATTAATAATTTTTGTTAGATGGGAATCTGAATATGAATAATTAAATAATACAAAATTATATCCATCATTTATTTGTTCTATTATAGCAAATTGTAATTTATTTTGAACAAGAACAGGATTAAATACAATATCTGTTATTTCAAAATCATGTGTTAATACATCTATAATTCTTTGATTTGACGGATCTACAAAATATAACTTATATTTTACATCTTTTATACAAACAACCGCAATAAGTCTTTTTGATTCAAACGGTGATACCATCGCCACTAAAATTATTTGCATTCTATCGAATGGTATACTAAATGCTTTTTTAAATTCTGTTTGTGTTTCCAATGGAAATACAATGACTGGTAATGCTGCTGCCGCTGGTGGTGCTGCTACTAAACTCTCACTAGATGCAAGTTCGACAGTAGCTGTAGGTTCGGCAGTAGCTGTTAGTAAACTCTTACCATGTTTAGGTTCTTCCATTGATTTGGGGGCGCCAAAAAAATTCATAGGTGGTACCCTTGGTTTTGCAGATTCTAACGAATCAACTGCCGCTGCTGATACTGATTCTGATAATGCTGATGATGCTGATGATGCTGCCGCTGCTGCTGCTACTGGCAATGGTTCGTCTATTCCAATAAATGAGTCTCCATCGATAGTTCCAGAACCATCTTTTCTGATAAAAATTTTTCTGCCAAATATTTTTATTACATCTTGTGGTAAATTCCCTGATTCTAATAATCCATTTAGTCTTTCCGATATATTTCCTGCAACTGGTCTTGTTTTATCTAGAAGACCTTTTTTATTTTTAAGAAAAAATTTTTTACCACCTCCTGTAAGTCCAACTTCACGCAAACGTTGTTTAATATTATTGAAAGAACTAAAACCATATATAGAAGATAAATCAACTAAATTATTCATTTAATAGTATTATAATATTGAACCAGATATTTGTTTTTTATTTGATCACACAAGTATTTTATTATGGAGCTATTATATTAACTATTATATTGTGGAGCATTTAATGATGTTAATTATTATGATTATATAATAATTAAGATTGTATCGCTCTGAATGTTCCATTATATGGTGTTAAACTTGTGTTTTATAATGGAGCCATTGTATTAATAACAATGATGTGTTAAAAATTTAATATATTATATTATATTATATTATATTATATTATATATCCGATGAACAATTCAAAAAATATACAAAAAGGTGGTTTTATTCATGCACATGATTTTCTAAAAAAAATAATATCAATCGGCTTCGAGTTTGAAACACAATCAACAACATTTCCTTTAGTGTATGATGATGTTCTTAAGACATATAGACAATTCCATTCTAAAGATAATGTATTGAATTTTAATTGCGAAGTGCTACAAAATCCATTACCTTTGCATTCAACTCTTGATGAACAAGACTTCTCATTTGCAGTTGCTGTTATGCCTTCTGCAACTGCCATATTTAGTCCACAAAATAATAAATTTGAATTACAATTAACTCAAGATACACCTGAAATTGAGGTATACTTCGAACCAGAAAATATTAAAATTGAAAATTTACAAAATATGGAAACATTGCAAGCCAAAAAGCATGCAGATACAGCTGTATCTGCAGCTGCAGTTAAACCACCGTCTAAAGAGCGAATTCCTTTGAGGGATGAATCCAAAACTATAACTATTCAAAAAAATCTTATAGCAGAACTTGAATTTATAATTACATTTAGAGATTTTATACCGTCTAATAATATTATTAAAGACACATTTAAAATTGCGTGTCAGTCAATATATACTTTTATAGAAAATATGACTGAATATAAATATGATATAGGATATTGTTTATTTTCAAATGAGGTTGTTTCAAGCCAATCCGGAAAAATCGAACATGAAAAATATATTATTTTGTCAGCATTGCAAAAAAATCAAATTAATTTTGCACCACAATGTACTGTTAAAATAAAATATGATGACATTATTGGATTTTTTGTATATTTTTTGTTAGATATGTCTTACTATCATGGTTATTTAAACAAAATCATAGACGATACAAACATAATATTGGATATAATTAATAAAATACAACTTATTTCAGAGCTATCTGACACCCAACATCATAAATTAAAAACATGGATATTTATTTATATATATTATTTAGCTGCCTATAAAGAGTATCATGATGCTGAATATAAATATTTTAAAAACCATTTGCTATTTGCATTGAGACATACTATCCAAGAAATTTTTCCGAATTTTGGACCACAAAATCAATCAATAATAAATGTATTAAAAGAAGCCTTCAAACAAATAAATATAGATGGATATTTCAACAAATTATTTGGAGACCAGCCAACCAATACAAAATACCACTACGATTTTGGTGATGGAATACTAATTAATAATGAAATAACATTTTTCCCATATGAAGACGAAAATATTTTAATTGAATACAGATTATTTAGAAACGATATTATAGAACATGACATAAACTATAAATTGTTAAATAATTATAGTTTTAAACCTGTACAAATTAACTTTGGTGAGTTTGATTTGTTTATTCCTAGATTATATTCAAGAATCCCAATCCCTAATATCAATAAAAAGTTGGTTAGCATGTATTATATGTTTTCTCTCGGCCAAATAGAAATATTACAAATTAATTTTGAACAAGGTATAGAATTACATGGTATCCACCCTTTGAAAAGTAAGCACTCAACCAATGGAGAAGGAATATTACATTATCTAATGACACAATTTAATAATATATACACTGGCCGTGAGGGCATTATATTTAAAAATTTATATTTAAGTGATGATTATCAACAAGATTATCAACAAGAATGTTCTGTGTTTTTTCAAAATTTAGTGTTTGTTAGTGGTAAAAATGAATCTTTAATAAAATATTTTAATCCATTCGATGTATATGGTATTGTTTTAATACAAATTATGAAAATAATTATAAAAACATTTGAGGAAGATGTCCCACTTTTGCATGAAAATAACCCTCATAATTTTATCCACAATAAATATGTTGTAAATACACATCTAGGTAAGGATGTTGCAGATTTATTAATGGAACTTTTTAGAGGTATGGCATTATTATATGATGCAATTCTTAAACAAAAACAGGACACTCCATTGAGTGTTATATGGTGGCTAAATAAAAATTTGTTTAATTATATAGATCGTATTAAACAACATAAACAACACCTCGCAGCACAACCCGCCGCAGCATCAGCAGCAGCAACATCTGGTGGTTATTTAAATAATTGGTTCCATCATTGTTACTAAATATAGTTAAAAATTATTATATTGTGGAGCATTTGATAATGTTAATTATTATAGTAATATAATAATTAAGATTGAAACGCTCTAACCATTATAATGAGCATTAGATTGATGTTAATTATTATCGCATAAAATAAAATAACTATTACCATATTATAGATATAATATGGATTATTTAGTTGATTTATCTTTTATACAATATATATATGATAATCAAACAGGTGGTCGCTCTCCAAAAAAATCCTTGCAATTTATTTTATTTGGTGATGTTATGACCGGTCATCAAGTTTGGTTCCATGATAAAGATAATAATAAAATAGATTTTGTAAAAAAATTAAAAAAGTTAGGAGATGTCATTATTCTTAAACCAAATTATGTTAATTTTATGAATTATAGTAAATCTAATAAAGGTGTTAATCGGTTTTATAAATCTAAAATTAAATATACTGATTTTACAATTGAAGACTTGCAATTTGAAAATTATTCTAAATGGATCTATAAACAAATTAATCCAAATAAAAAGTATATTGCAATTGGTTTAGATCAAGGATGTCATTTTGCTAAATATTTTTGCAATGCTAATCCAGATAATTGTTTAGCATTATATATATTGATTGATAGAAACTTTACTAAACAATCATATGAAAAAACATTTCATTCTGAGTCTACTTATGAGTTTAATAAAACAATCGTTGGTGACAGTTATAAAGATTATATTATAGAAAATTTAACTAATAAAACAATTAGCGATTTATTAGAAAAAATTAAAAATACTAAAGACGATAATTTTATACAATTATTAAATGGATTATGTAAAGGTATTATTAGAAGTCAATATGATAAAATTAAAAAAATGGATGTTAAGACAATAGTTTATTCTGATTCATCTACATTGACAACACCTGAAAAATTACAAGAAAATATTGAATTTAATAAAAGAAGTAACAATAAAATTATTTATTATTATATAGTTGACGATAGTGAATATTTAATACACGGTAAATATTCAGACGAAATATATAATAATATATATGGATTAGTAAAAAATTCATAAATAAACAACATTGAAACAACTTATTAAAATTTGTCAAAATAAAATTGGATATAAAAATATTACATTAAGAGTAGATAACAAAATTATACCAAATACAAATCAAAGTGTAAATAAAATAGGAATAAAAAATAATT